CCTTCTGGCAGGTTGGTACCCGCCGCCTCAATGCCCGCAACCCCGCGTGGATTGGGGATTTCAGGCAAAAGAAAAGGCCCGGAGATTTTCCGGGCCTTCTTATATGGTGGTGGAACACGGAACCGAACCCGCGTCCGCAATCAGAACCAGATAGTAACGCCTTGGCCTTGAGTCCGCAGATTCGACGAATCGGCCACAAGTGGTGGGGCATCGCGCAAGCCGTGGACGACCTTAACTTCAAGCCGTTGCAGGCAAAGCGACAGGAGTAGCCATTCGCATTACCAAGGAACGCAGCTTGGCCACTGCGTCAGCAGGGTTGTGGGGCAAAGTGGCGAAGCCGATCTTCTTCCGGTCGTCGAGGCTCCATGGGCTGTTCTGCTCGGCATTGGGCGTATCCGGTTTTGATGGGTCGAAGGGATACGCCAATAGGCCCCAGGTCTCTGTTCCGACGGGTGCTTGAAAGCGGCCCAAGTAGGCGGCCATCTGGTACAGGTCGTCGCGCTGCGCCCCATTTGGTGAGCTGGCAGATGGATGGAGGGACTTGTACTTGGCATCAACCACTCCCTTGATGGCGGCGCCTGAGAGCAGGATGGCATCGGGGATCAATGTGCCCAGACCTTGGCCCGAGACATCGCTGTGGAGCAGTTTCTTGGTGGCGGCCTTCTCTCGGGTACCGTGAGTCACGGTCAGCGGTGAGGCTGCCTTGCGCAACACGCTGAGCACGTACATCTCCCACAGCTCCGCAACGTCAAGCAGGACGCCCTTTGCCTCGCCACTGGCATCGATGTCCGCAGCTAGGCCTCTGCGGTTGGCGATCTGCCGCGAAAGCTCCGCGATTGGAGCGAAGCCCGCTGTGATCGGCGTGTAGCGAATCCGGTCCAGTTCGGCCTTCGTAGGTACGCGTGGTCGCGCACCGGTGACAGCCATCAGACGGGGAAGGAGCTCCTTGGCACGCGTAGGCAGCCATTTTCCATCTGGCACCCCGAGCCACCGTCGCAGAACCTCGTAGGCAGCGACGATGGCATCGGATGCTGCGTGATCCAGCGATCGCTCCGAACGGATGGAAACGATTTGTCCACCGCCAGTGGCGATCAAGCGCAGTGATGTGGGGACATCAAGCCGCCCCCTAACCGTCGCGCCTTTCGTCGCCACTTCGCGGCGAAGTGCAGGTAGCCCATGCCGAGCCGCCTCGACGAAGCCATGGGCCCAAACGGACGCGAGAAGTTGGGCAATAAACGATTCGTTCTCCCGGAGTTTTCCGGGCGCGTCGGTCAGCACGACCGACGTTGCTTCAAAGAGCCAATTTCGAAGCGCGGCCAGACCAAAACGTGGCTCAATGGTGAGGCTGTGCCCCTCGAAGGAGATCGAGCCGACGTACCGGCCAGCCCACCAGGTTCCGTCCCAGGCACAGTAGACGATGGGTTCATGCTCATCTCTCTCGCCTGAGATGGGGACGACAAGATCCGAGGCTTGGACATTGCTTGCGAGCCTACGTAGCCAGCTGGCTTCTGCCGCCGTCGGTTGCGGAACAAGCGGCGAGCAGTCACGCGCGACAAGTCTCACTCGGCCACCGATGGTTTGAGCAGTACCTTGGACAGTCGCTCGAGCTCGACATTGCGTGCGGTTGCGTCCAGACCAGCGAGGTACTGTTCCAGCAATGGGCGAAGGGACAGGTTCCACACCTGCACGACTGGCTCCAGCGCTTCACCCTTCTTGTTCCAAAGGTAGTTCTGCTTACGTGTAGGTCGAACACCGAGGAAATTGCGCAGGAACACGACCACGTCAAGCAGGTAGGTGTGCCCGATCTCATACTGCGAGCCAAGCAGCGGGCTGTCGTGGATATGCCTGTTCAAAGCGGCCGCCGCTGCTGCCAATTTGCGAAAGTCCGGTTCGATGCGGCCCCACTCCAGACCCGATTTCAGATCTTGCCACTTGGCTTGAGCGGCACCGACCAGCGCCTCGGAGTCAAACGGGCACAGTAGCCACAGGAACCGGCGGCGCAGCGCGAAGTCGATCTGCTCGATGGACTGATCAATCAGATTCATCGTGCCAATCACGAACAGATCGTCCGGAATGCGCAGCTTCATTGCTGCTCCATCACCGTCGAGAGCTGGAAGTTCAATGGTTTGGTTTCGGTCCTCAAGCAACGAGAAGCACTCACCAAGCATCCGACTCAAGTCGGTCCGGTTCATCTCGTCGAGGATCAGCACGTGCGGTAGTCGATCTGAGCGAGGCTTCTTCTCGATTTCCTCGATGAGCCGAGGCAAGTAGCCCGCCCGATACTCGGTACCCCCACCATTGGAAATGTGAAGCGCCCGGATGAAGTCCTCGTAGCTGTACGCCGGGTGTAGCTGCAGTCGATGGACGTTGTTCTGGATGGCCGCAGCAACAACTGACTGCGACTGGAAGTACCGAGCAGGTCCCATCTGCCTCAAGGCTGCCGATCGGATGACGCGCTCCGCCAGCTTCTTTGCACGGAATGTCTTGCCAGTGCCCGGAGGCCCGTAAAGAACGATCTGTTTCTTATGCTGGATTACTTCCAGCGGCGCGCCCTCAGATGCACCTTCGCTGTCGTCGTACCAGGCCTCGACGAGCGGTGACCAGTAGAAGTCCAGCTGCTTGTTCGGCAACAGCTTCTCGAGCTCCCGTCGAATGGCCAGGATTGCGCGATCTTCATCCTCCGGCTCGGACTCAACCAGCCCAGAGAACGCCTTGATGACCTGGCGCTTGTGATTCCCGCTCGCGATGCGCTCGAAGTGGTCCGGGAACAGCAAATAGAGCAGCATGTGCCGTAGCTGCTTGGACTCCGAGTCCTCGATGCTGTCGACGAGTTCCTGGAAGAGCCAGGGATCGGTCGCAACCAAGGCCTGTCGCTCTGCAGGCAACTTCTTCCAGGCAATGACGAGATCAATCAGGAACGCGATCTCGAACGGTCGACGAGTGTTGTAGCCCTGACCGCCGCTACCGATCCCGTTCGAGAAGGCGGTGGACACAACGTGGCCCTCTGGCAGATTGTCTCCAGCCCACCCAAGAACCTCGTTAACGACCTGCCGCTTGCGTGCACCTCCCACGCTGGACGGGAACAAGAAGTAGACGCACAGGATCTCTGCAGCCAGCCGAATTACCTCCGGCCCAGCTTGCCCGATCTGATCCTTGAACTTGACGGTGAAGGACCGGTCGCCCTCATCCGGGGTGGCGACGAATGCCTTGTGGATGCGGTCCAGCGTGTCAGCGCGCCAGATGGGCACCCCATCGAAGAGCAGCGATCCATCGACCAGGAGGCAGTTGGCACGGAAGCTGTCGGCAACCCGATAGATCTTGCTCGTGTCGTGTTCGGTGTAACGCGCCATCGTTCCTCAATCAGTTGATGACCAATGTGACGCTTGCACAGCGCGCGATCACGGGGTCGTTCATCCGTTACACAAAAAGAAGTGTGACGAACCCTCCGGATAGTATGGTACCTTATCCGGACACTTTACAATAGCAGCAAAGTCTATGATCCGTCGTCTTCGATCTGAGATGGGACTATCACTTCGCCAAACAGCGGAGCGACTATCCATTTCTGAGTCATTTCTCTCGCAAATTGAAAATGGAAAACGCAGACCATCCATGGATTTGCTAGGCGCGCTTGCCTCCCTACTTAACTGCGATTCTGACGAACTTTCAGTGTCAGTAGGGCTAATGCCGAGATGGATGGAACTGGCGTACCGAGAATGTCCAAAAGCTTCTGTAAGGGCAGCTCGTGACGGATTTAAAAAGTATGAGTGACAACAAGAAAACAAAACAGCGAACTCTTGGCCAATATATGACCACGGAGGAAGTGGCGCTTGATATGTGCCGATACTTCAAGACAGATAAAGCCTCGTGGCGGGTCTTCGATCCCACGTGTGGCGATGGAGTACTTCTCGAAGCAGCGGCACGAGTTCTATTGGAGCACGGGATACCGATCAACAAAATTCATCTAGTTGGATTCGACATCGATTTCGAGATGGTTGAAAAAGCGAAGGCACGCCTTAAGAAGCTAGGCAGCGACGAATCGCCATCTATAGAGCTACGACATTGCGACACTCTCCAGGTTCTAAATGGCGGGCTATTTGCAACCGATGAACTGGCCTTGTTGAGTAATATAAACATCGTTATCGGCAACCCTCCTTACGGGAAGAATCTCGAAGTCCGATTCTTCGAGGCGTGCGACAGATACTTTTCCGGGCGAGCTGAACTTGTCTTTCTGCTGCCGATCTCGTTTGCCGATGCCATCAGTGATACAGCGTTCACCCTACTAAAAGGGCGGCCTTTAGGGGTAACAACCGGCCACGTAATTGTTCACCACTACTGCGGAAAACCTTACACACAAAAGAGACAAAAAGAATCACTAGACCAAGTTGACGGGTTTCGTGTCTTGTCCGGAGTAAAGCTTTATGCCGTTGGGGATGGGATTCCGCCTCAAACAGGTGAAACTTTGAAAACCAAACCATATTCGTCTGAAGAATATTCTCCAGGATGGCTACCCTGCCTTCGAACGGGTGACATTAAAAAATATAGCTATGCAAAAGGCCGTCTATGGGTGAAATATGGAGACCATCTCGCTCACCCAAAAGAATTGGATCGATTTGACGGGCCGCGACTTTTTGTTAGGCGTGTCCCAATATGGGCAGACAAGTCACTTGGCGCAACATTCATAGAGGAAGTGGCCCTCTGCGCAGGTGACGTCCTGGTAATCAAACATGCCACAAACGATCCAGAGCTACTGCGAGGACTTTGTGTGTTTCTAAATTCTCCAGAAGTTTCGGATTACATAGTCGAACAGCGCCCAAGCGTTGGCCATCGCGACTCATTTCCGAAGATTTCTGCCAAGGACCTAGCTCGACTGTTCAGGCACCGAATTCCTGCGCCAGAAGCCTTACGTACATTGGCACAAGACTATCCACAAAAAAATGACAAGACTAATTGAAGAGTTCTTTCCTGTTGAATCCATCTCAACGAGTTGTCGTCGAGAAAAATCGATACGACAGGGCCATATCAGTACGCTACAAACGTGGTGGGCAAGGCGCCCCCTACCAGCCACTAAAGTCCTTTCAAAGAACAAGGCAGTAAGGAAGACCCTGAATGGTCTTTACCCGACTATCACGGGTCTAGAAGAACAGCTCGAGATGTTTGTTTCCGAAATGTCAGACTTCGGAAATTCAAACAATCAACATCTCATGGAGGCGGCGCGTACGATCATTTCCCTCTCAAACAAGAATCCGAGTCTCGCCGATACCTTTTCAGGCGGAGGGTCGATTCCGCTTGAAGCACTTCGACTCGGGCTTCGGACTCACGCATCGGACTTGAATCCAATAGCATCCATTGGTCTCAAGCTTGCGTGAGGCGTTCAAGCGACTCAGTGAGGATGTAGATTCAGTAGCGGAGTCATTCAACTTCAGCTTATCCGCCAACTACGCTGACAAGAACGACCTAGCCTATTTTTGGGCAAAGGTCTATATGTGCCCTCATTGTGAGCGGTGGACGCCACTTTTCCAAAATAAATGGTTAAGCAAGAATGGACAAAAGCAGGCACTAAGCATCAAACCAGAGAAGATAACGGGATCAGTGAGCATTGAAGTTGTCGAGCCTGATTCAGACGCAGATTTTCTAGACGCCGACACAGGAACTGTTGCATCGAAGTCTGCCACCTGTCTATTTTGCGAAACACCGACAGGCACGGACGAAATCATGCGCCAGGGCATGGCTGGACAATTGAGGGAAGTTGAATACGCAAAGCTGACCACCGTCAACGGCAAAAGACAATACGTCGCGCCTGCAAAACCTTTAGACCTTCAGGGAACTTCTGGCGTAATCGATCATGACTCTGATCGACCCGAGGAATTCGTTGATCTGCATCTGCCCCTTGATATGAATGGCATTCGTCATCTTTGGGCGATTCAGTACGGTATCAGAACAGTATTTGACCTCTTCAACCCACGTCAGAGGCGCGCGGTTCAAGAAATTACACAAGCCATCGCAAAGCGTCGTGCGGCTATTGATAATAATAGCGATTCTGAGGAGGAGGCTAGATTTCGTTATCTTGCACTGCTAATGATCATGAACAAAGTTGCAATCTATAGCAATCGTCACTCATGGTGGCAGTCCAATGGCGCCTTCCCGGCCAATATCTTCGTTAGGCAGGCGATCTCGATGGTGTGGAACTATGTCGAGATACCCCCAGGCAGCGCGGGAGCTGGTGGCTGGATAAGCTCGAGCAAGTGGATCATAAAAGCTTTGGAGCATCTCAGATCAATACCGCATCGCGCTGAAGTGAATCAAGCCGATGCTGCCAAAACATCAATCCCCGATCAATCTTTAGATCTCGTAGTAATAGACCCGCCATACTTTGACTCAATTACTTATGCATATTTGAGCGATTTCTTTTATCCGTGGACTAAAAAACTACTCCAGAAGGATTTTTCTGAGTGGTTCTCACCTGATGTCACCCCAAAAGCTCAGGAACTCATCGTAGACCGAAAACATAAGCTGGCTCCTGCACCAAAGACCGGAAGCTTCTTTGCCCTAAAAATGTCCGCTTGCTTGACCGAGGCAAGGCGAACGCTTACCGACGATGGTCTCATCATCCTCATGTATGGACACAAGGAACTCAAAGCATGGATTGCGCTTTTCGAAGCAATCCGAAGCTCGGGATTGCGTGTCACAGTGTCATGGCCGATACATACCGAGCGACAGTCGAAGTTTCAACACAGCAGAGTCGACGCGCTCGGCGTATCGTGCGTGCTCGCCTTACGGCCTGCGGAGAAGAAAAATACTCCTCCAACCACGGTCGATGCGCAGTCCTTCAGGGCAATGGCTTCAGACAGGATGGCGCAGCTGAAAACTAAGCATCCTGAATTGGATGCTGATCCAGTGGCGCTCTCGATGGCCGTCTTCCCGTTGGTGCTCGACGACTATATGCACACGTCGGTCGTCGACAGCGACGGAATTCAAGTTGGCATCGAAGAACTTATCGATAGTGTCAATCTCTAGACAGATTTCAATCTTGAAATTATGTTTTTCTAGGCGCGCTCAACGGAGATGTTGTGCAATTCCAAGGACTTGACGAAATTAATGGATCGCTCGTCAAATCCGTTGACTAGTAGAAGCCTAGATTCTATTCTTGGGGTGAGTGGCATTTCATGCCCACTCACCAACCCAACCCTCTGACTCCAACTGCGATATAAAGCGGGGTTTCCCAAGGCTTGTCGCATCTCATTGAAGCGAAGAACAATATCCTGCGAAACGGCATCCGAGAGACACATCTCAACTTCGACAAGCAGAAGTTGATCATTTTTTAACGCCGCAATGTCAGGATATCTCTGCTTGCTAACCCCGTGTGAGGTCGGTATTGGAACCACCCCCACATGAGGCGAGTTTGGTATGCAAATAAACAGGACTTTCCATCCCTCATCAGTCAATCGAGTGGCATAAAGCCTCGTTGTTTTTCCTTGGCCAGCCATATCACTCAAAACACTGGCGGTGAAGTTGCCGAATCGCCATCAATTGCGCCTTGGTGCAATCTCCGGCGAAAAATACTTGGCGATTGCCAAAATCGCACTTGATGGAAAACTGAGACTCAGGAATTCTCGGAGCGAGAACGGTTGACCCCGAAGGAGTAGCGAGCACCCCCTTTTTAAATGATTCAGCCCAAGCTGTTTCGTACAGGCGGTGTGTGCTGATGAAAGTAGTATTACTTTCAAGCACTCGCTGAACATCGGAAACCGTCTTGCTGCTTGGCGATTTGAGTCCTGCCCGTGCGATGGCCGCAGGGCTGCTCGTGCCTACAAGCGCAGCAATATGAAGGATTCCGCTAGCCCAATCCAGCCGCTCCAGTGTTAGTCCAGGATTATTTTGAAGTATCTTTAAGTCATCAGGAGTCAGATCGTCAGCAAACTTCACTTTCATGTATTTGCTGAGGACTTTTACTATATTTCTGAGTCGCTTGCTTCCATGGTCACGTTCAACTTGTTCTACTACCCAAGCGTGACCGCTTGACAACTGAGGCATCCAGAATTCAAGTGCCTTGTTTAGCCCCTTGATCTCCGCCTCGTCTAGCGTAAACATGAGCCGACCATCGATTGAATCGAACTGTCCCTCACCTCTTTCCCAGTGCCCCGAATCCGGTCGGGTGTTGTAGATTTGAATCCATCGGTTACCTTGCTCGATAAAACTTGATGGCTTGGTATAGCGAGTGACGCTCTTGCAGGCCGTAGCCACCTTCTTAATATCGACTACGAACTTTGATATTCTATTTTCAGAAGATTTTGGCTTTATTTTCTCTGCAAGTAGATCGCAAAAATATCCCGAGAGATCAGCCAAGGGAAGAAGATCAACCTTCAATATTTTTCTTGCCGACTCATAGTCCTCTTGCAGTTCCATTATTGGAATAATCTGATGCAATGGCGCAACAGGCGAGGCTTTCACCATCCACTCGTCAATGAAATCCAGATTTCTCGCAGAATGGCGATTGGGAAGTTTGTTGACTTGCCCACCAGCCCTGGTTTTCATGTAGGGGCTCACGACGAACGCGGTAAAGTCATGCTTTCGACCAGCCCAAATGAAAGGGTATCTTTTCTCAACATTCGATCCGTCAGGCGAATGCACTGTGATTTCTATACCACCCAATGCGATTTTTTCTCCACCCAAGCGGGCAGTGAAGAAGATATCTGGGTTTCGAATTTCGAAGGCTTGTGTCAGGTTCGGTGGCAGTCCGGCTATGCCAGCCTGCCCCTTGACGTTGACGGGGGAATTGAAGCAAAGTGTGCCTAGTGACGAATAGTTTTTCGCCCATCGGTTAATCCAAAGTGCCTTGATATCATCAAGAAAGGGAGTTTCTTCTCCGTCAATAAAGACATCGATCTGGATTGAGTTGGGCATCAGGGATGAGTGGGCTTTATTGATTAAGCGTGAAAGCTTATCATCCGCCGCTTACAAGCACAATTCATCTTGGTCAGCGCGCGTGTGGGATCTCGGCCACGTCTCTCTGGCAAGATCTTTCAAGCAAGCTTTGGAGGCAATGTGAACAAGCGCCGCGACCTGCCAAGCTTCGCCAAGAGCAGGCGAGGGAAAGCCGTTTCTGTCCTAGACGCGATCGTTCAGGCGATGTGGCCTGCCAGCCCAAGGGTAGAGTGGCCCTCCCTGACGTTTGGCGAGATCACGCAGCGCGCGTCGACTATCGTGGGATATGAGGTGAAGGCTCCTGCAATACGCGGCTATGTCTATCGGCGCCCTGATCTCTTTGAGCGCTTAGAAGTTGATTCACAGATTCGCTGGCGTTTGTCGAACAGCGTGCGAGCGGAAGGTGGTCTCGAAAGGTCGGGAGACGCCTAGTCAGCTCAAGAGTAGGCGTTCCTCGGCCGCCCTTCTTGCAACTAGTCCTGGCAATGTTTTCCCTCCACCGAAGACCCACCGGCGCAACTCGCGAACCGCGCCATCCCAGTCTCGCTGATTGATGCGCCGCCGTAGCGTCGACGTCTGCAGCCGCCCCGCGCCAAGGTTGAAGGTGAAGTCCACGATGGCCGAAAGTCGCCCTTCGGGTTCGGCGGCAAGCACCGGGCAGTAACGCAGCGTCGCGGAGAGCGCGGTTTGCAGGTCGCGCGCCAGATAGACCTCTGCTTCCGCTTCGCTGATCGGCGGATGCTTCGGCTCGCAGAGATGGCCATAGCCAATCGTCCAGTACCCTGCCGGGCAGATGTACGGGTGCGCGCGTCCAGGATCGGCCTTCGGCACGCGGTGGAACCCCTCGAATCGCATGGCCAGCTCGATGGCCGTTTTCGGTACGCTGGTCACGAACGAACCCGGTCGAACACGCGCCCGAGGAACCAGAAGTTCAGCACACCAGCCCACAGCGCCTGATCGGCTTCCGTCCAGGCGTGCAGGATGGCCGTGCCCCAGCCAGCACCAGCGGTCACGCCAGCCACAAATGCCGCCGTCTTGGCAGCGCAGTACAGGGCCATGAACCAGTAGGTGATCACTGGACGCACGCTGGTTGAGAGCGCGTCGGCCCAGCGCACGCCGGTCTTCTCACCCTGGGTGCGGACGGCGTCGCGCAGCGCATCGATGGCTCCGACGTTCCACGCCGCATCGGCGCTCGCACCGATTTCGGCCATGCGCTGCGCACCACGCAACTTTTCGAACTCCAGCGCCTTGTCCTGCATCGCCAGTTCGTGACCACGCTCGCCTTGGCGGTCGAGCCACTTGAGCAGTTCGGGCGCGAGACGGAAGGCCCCGCCCAGGAGGCCACCGAGCAGTGTCTCGATCATTGGCCACCTCCGAACACCTTGAGCTTGATGATTGCGCCTGCGACCAGCGCCAGCAGGAAGCCGGTGGTGATCACCTTGACCACCGTCTGCCACGCGGTGTGCTTGGCCGTGTTGAACGCCTCCAGCAGGCCCCGCAGCTCGCGGATGTCGCTGGCCGCGTCTTCGCCGTCGAGGCCCACGTCAGCCAGCGCGTGGCGAGCGCCGCGTTCGGCGACGCGCTCCAGCAGTTCTTCGAATTCGTCCTTGGGCATGGTCACCATGCCCTCCGTCACAGTCGGTGCGTTCATTTGCGTGCTCCAGAAATGCGAAACCCGCCCGATGCGCGAGCATCAGGGCGGGTCTCAGGGTTGAATCAGTTGGGTTTCAGATCTCGATGATTTCGAGCGTCAGGCTGGGCGCGATGCCTTCGATGGCGTCGTCGCGCACGAACACTTTCTGGCCAATGGCCGCAGTGCCCCGCGCCTTGATTCGGCCGCCACCGGGCAATGCGACCGTGACCACGCCAGAGCCGACGTCGATCACGGTGCCCGCCTGCAGCGGCGGGTCGGGGATCAGTTGGCGAAACTGCTCGTAGAGGTTATGCATAGGCCTGCACTCCCAGCGTCTGCCAGACCTCGGGCATCCCGGCTTCCACTTGGGTCGCGCGGACGATGCCCAGTCGCGTGACGCTGCCGTCCTGGTACTCCACGAATGCGCCGGGCTCGATGATCCCGGTCTCTGCGAGCACCGGCAGGCGCAGGCTGACCTCGAGCTGTTGACCGGTGTCGGCCAGCACCGCGATGCCACGCTGACGCGCGGCGGCGGCCTCGGTGATCAACGGATCGACGACCATCGGTGCCAGCACATCTCCGGCAGTCCCGGCCCGGGTCACCTGCCCGAGCACGCCGACGTCCTGCCCGGAAACGAACACGCGGTTGTACGCAGGCTTTTCCAGCCAGCGCAGCGACTCCCGGGCGACGGCATCGACCGGCAACACGAAGTCAGGTGTGACGGTGCTCCACTCCCAAGGAGCCACCGGGTAGCGATGACGCACGCGGATGCTCTGGGCCGATGGATGCGGAATCAAGTAGCCACCTGCAGCACCGGCAATGGCGGTCAGTGCGTCGATCCACGATCCCTGCTGCGCGAACGCATTGGCGGGGACGTTCCAGTCCGTCAGGCCCCAATCGACCGCCCAGCCCAGCGGGATGCCGTTGACCGTGAGCACGTCGTCCATCAACTGCCGTGCGGTTCGGCCCTCGGTGTTCGAAAACGTCATCACCGGCGCGTAGGGCGCGGCCAGAACAGCGTTGCGTCCTCGTCCGGAAATGCGGATGCTCGCGTCTCCAAAGATGCGCTCGCGGCTGATGCTCTCGGCCAGAACCCGAAATGCGGTGCCGTTGACGCTGGCCACAAGCTCGACGGGCCCGGATGCGCTACCCGCGACCAGCGCTTCGGCTTTCGCAGGCAACGCCGCCAGAACGCGGCCCAGCCAGCGGGCGTTGCGGCAGCGTCCTGCTGGCCCTGAGCGGCACCATCCTCGGTCTGCCTCGCCACCTGCCAAGGGTGAGCGGTCTGACCAACCGTCGGTCGCTGCGTGCGCGAGTAGTACCTAACCTCGCCGGAGAACACGACACCGGGAAGACTTGCGCCCACAACGTCCAAGGGCATGCTCGGGCGCAGCAGCAACGTGCTGACCGTCAAGGCAGGTAGCTCTGCCAGCAATTCGGCCCGCGCTGGCGGGATGAACTTGATCGAGACAACCGGCAGCGGCAGGCTGGCCAGCACCACCACGTCGTCGCGCGGTGCGACGAAGCCCGCGCCGAACACCAAGTTGGCGTCGCTGGCAGCAGGCTGATCGAACAGCAGGTTAACCAGAGGTGGGCCGAACGCGATGCTGACTTCGGGTGCTGGCAGCGTAGCGGCCAGCGTCAATTCGCTGGATGCACTCGGCACGGTCTACCCCAGGATCGCCGACACCATCCGGGCATCACCACCCAGATAGAGGTTGGTGCTGGCCAGCTTCACGTCGCCACTGCCGTCGGTGCCGCTGCAGTCCAGATCCAGCGCCGTGACTTCGTTGCCATTGACCAGCCGCGCCCACGCAGCAACGCCGGTGCTGGTGATCAAGCCATCCTCCTGCTGCGCCAGCGTCAGGAGCCCGCCTGCAATCGTGCCTGCAGGCTTGGTGAGCCTGATCTCGACCAGCATCGCGCTCGTCGGCGTCGTCGCCGGTGTAGCCGGTCGCGTGCCGCCGTAGATGCGCAAACGCGCCGGGCTGCTGCCCGCATCCAGGAACGCAAGGGTGCCCGTCAGCCGCGCCTCGTTGTGTTCGACAGTGATGGCAACGGTCACGGCATCATCTCCGGGTGAAGGTTGTCCGCGATCACGGCGCGGTACATCTGCTTGTGGTCGTAGCTGACCACGGTGTATCTCTGGGCCGGGTCGATCAGCTCGAACCGGTACGCGCCCGTGGTGTCGCTCCAGGTCTCGGCCACCAGGACGCGCGTGTTCTCGCTGATCAGTTGCACCCGCCGCACCACGGGCTGGTCTGGCTGACCCTTCTCCTTCACGGTTCCGACGATCAGCTCGGCCACCTGCGCCTTGAAGCGCTTGCGGCCCACCCGACCGTTCAGTGGAATCAGCATCCGCCCGGCAATCTGGCCGCCGGTCTCGTGCATCCCCGACCACGGAATGCGCGAACCCACGTAGAGCGCAGGCAGTCGGTTCGTGTCTTTGTCCAGCACCTTGGCGGTGAAGCCCTTGAGGAAGGACTTCTTGACCACGGCCATCTGGCTCGCAACGTGGCTGCGCACGTCCTGCTTGAGTTCGACCGCCTCGCTGGCAATCGCCCGCGACACCGCCTTCTTGACCTTGACGCGGAATTCCCCGCCCCAGCGGCGCAATTGCGCCTGGGCTGCGGCGCTATCGATTTGGACGGAAATGCGCATGGTCTTCAGGCACGGTCGGCGGCCTTGTCGGTGAGTCGGTCGAGGGTCTGGTCGAGGTGGCGGGCATCGCCGCGTGTGCCGATGGCAATCACTGACAGCAGCCGCGCATCGCGTGCCGCGTCGGTGCGTGCGGTCGCTGCGACGAAGCCGCGCAACTGCGCCAGGGTGTAGCTGGCTTTGAACGGCGCGGTGAAGCCGGTGGTGTCCAGAAACTGGAGGGCACCGAAGTCCACGTCAGCGGTGTAGTTGGTGCCCAAGACCAAGGTCGCGGGCGTGCCAGCCGAATCCACGACGACGAGGGACGAGACCTTCGGGTGGGCCAGGAAGTAGCGGTCGCCTGCAATCGGCGTGGCACCGCCCACCGGCTCGGCGGTGACCGTGCCCGGCGTGCCGACGACGTGGTTGCCGTAGAGGGCCAGCGCAAGGTTCTCCTTGGTGAACTCCTCGATGGTGAGGTTCACGGTGGCGGACTTCTGCTTGACCATCCGGTGATCGAGCGAGCGCTGGCCGGTCTGGCTCTCGTAGTGTTCCAGCACGTCGGTCTTGAGGGAGAGCTTCAGCTCGGCAACGTTGCCGGGCGAGCGCACTTCGATGGGAAGGCCGTCGATGTCGCGCTTACCGAGGAATACGCGGCCTTGAAAACTGGCGTAGGTGCTCATTGCTTGGGTTCCTTGCGTTGGAGGGGTTTGGGTTCAAGGTCAGTGATGGGTTCTCGGGCGTGGACAGTCGGCTCCGGGTTGGCGATGCCGTGCGTGATCAGCCAGTCGGCTGATGTCGCGTCGATTTCGATCCGGTCGACGCACGGCACTGCCCGGGGCGACCGCGCGGCCGCGATGCTCTTCGAACGTGATACCGGCGAAGGTGAAACCCGCGCGCATATCGGTGCGCAGCGCCTGTCCGTCTTGCCAGCGGTTGTAGGCCAGCTTGACCTCGTCGTGCCCCGTCAGCGCATCGAAGAAGTCCTCGCCAACGAAGGCGTGCAGGCCGCTCATCCGTTCGCCTTGCAGGTTGTCCTCGACGTACCGGGCGACGTCCAGGCAAGCCTTCTTCACATCCCAGCCGTTCTCAGGATCGGCGATATTGAAGGTGAAGGTTTTCGGCGTGATCTCGAACTCGTTGTAGAGGTTGTAGATCACGCTGCCGTCAGCGTCGAGGATCAAGCCCTTGAGCGCACCGAAGCGCAGATGCTCCAGCGTGATCGCGTGCTTGTTGCGCATCGTCTGCAGGTGCTGCGCCATTACGCCCGCCACTGTCTGCAGTTCCGTTTCGGAACCGAAGGCGCGGATGCCCTGGACTTCCTCGGGCAGGATCACGTCGTCGTGCGGGATGTGGGGGATGGTGAACGAGCGCACCTTGCGCTTGCCGCGCACGCCCACGGTGCCGGGCGAACCTGGGGGCATGGTCGGCAACAGCGTGAGCACACCGTTCTGCTCTTCGACGATCACCGAGCGAAAGCGCTGCGGCTTGTCGACGAACAGGCCCATTGCGCTCAGGCGGTCGTAGTTGTTGGGCAGGAAGTTTATGGCGGCGGTGAGCGCTGACATCGAGAAGGCGGGGTTTTCGAAGATGTTCTGCATGGTCAGACTCCTTGGCGAACGAGGACACCCAGCGCTTTGAGCTGGGCAACGGCCGCCTGCTGTTCGGCGGTGGTGATGCCGGTGGGCCACTGCAGCGCGTGGTCGGCGACGATGGCGTGACGCGCCACCATCAGGCCGTCATCGCGATCCGCCAGATGGGCATCGCACTTCTGCATCAGCACACCTGCGGCGTACTGGCTGCCGTCGGTGGCCGAGGGGTCGATCTGCTTGACCTTGCCACTGGCAGTGACCATCCCGACGACCGCGCCCAGCGGCAGGGTCTGGCCCGCGACCACCGTGACGCGGTCGCGCGAGTAGAGGTTTGGGGCCTCGTACTTGAGCAGGTCGCCCAGGTTCATCGATTCAGAAAACACGGTGGGCATCTCAGATCTCCTTTTTCAGTGATGCGGACTTGGCGGCGAGCTGCTTCGCGGCATCGAGCAGCGGGTTGCTGGCGGCGGTGGAAGCAGCGGCATCGGGGGAGATGCGGCTGACGATCTCGGGGCTGGCTTCAGCCTGCGCAGCCAGCAACTGGCTGCGCACCTTGGCTGGTGAAGCTTTCGCTTCGAGGAAGCCCGCGATCAGGTCGGTTCGCCCGGCCAGGGTGCAGGTCTGGGCGACCTCTACTGCATCGGCCACGGTCATGGCGGTGGCGGCCGCCGGTTGAGAAAAACTGCCAGCAGGATCAGCAGCAAGCCGATCAGGAGCAGCGGGGTCGGTTCGATCATTCATTGATGACTCCATCTGGAGGTTGCGGAAAGAGCCCGAGTGGCTTGCCGCCAGATTCGGGAGTGGGGAAACGGATTCGCAAAGCTGGGCAAGCGCGTCGTCGAAGGTGCCGATGGCATCGGCCAACCCAGTGGCAACGGCGGCTTGCCCGAAGAACAGCCCGGCTTCGGTGTCGCGCACGGCAGAGGCATCGATGCCTCGGTTGCGGGCCACCGTCTCGACGAACAGGCTGTAGACGCGATTGACCTCGCCCTTGAGAAAGGCGTGGGCTTCGCTGGAAATGGGCTCGTGCGGGTTGAGGTCGTTCTTGCGGTCGCCCGCAAAGACCGCTGTGTAGCGAACACCGTCCTGGGCATCCTTCTCGGACTGGTCGACGTGCATCGCAATGACGCCAATCGAGCCGACGCCACCGGTGCGCGACACGAATACCTTGCTGGCCGCAGACGCCAATGCGTAGGCCGCCGAGAAGGCCATGTCATTGGCCACGGCCCAGACTGGCTTGATGCTGGACGCCGCACGGATGCGGTCAGCCAGATCGAACACGCCGCCCGACTCGCCACCCGGCGAATCGACGTCGAGCAGGATGGCGGCGACGTCCGGGCTGGCCAGTGCGGTGTCCAACTGGGCGGTGAGACCGGCGTAGCTGGTCAAGCCGGATTCAGCTTCCAGGCCCACGGTGCGTCGCACCAGCGTGCCGTGGATCGGGATGACCGCGACCTTCGCAGTCTGGGTGGCTGCTTGACGCGAAGGCGGCGTGAAGCCCGAGGGCGCAGACAGATCAGCCAAGCCGATCCGGGGGCCGAGCACGGCCAGGATCACGTCAAGTTTTGGGCGATGGATCGCCAGCGGCACACCGTAGAGGCGTGCCGCCAAGTGGGGCAGCAGGGTCATGAAAATCCTTCAGGCGGACGAGGAGTTGCCGGGTTGCGTGGCGTCGGCAGCGTTCTTGTTCGGCTCGGCGCTTCCGCCGTCCTTGGAGGTGCGGCGCGGGTCGGAGTCGAAGATCAAGCCGAGGTCATCGGCGCGCTGGTTGTCGGCGGCGATCTCGCGGTCGACGTCTTCGGCGTCGTAGCCAAAGGCAGCGATGGCTTCCGAGCGACTCATCAGGCCTGCACGGATGGCCAGCAGCATGTCCTCGGGGTTCTGTCGCGTCACGAACCCGGCGAACATCGCAGCGGTCTTCTTGCGCACCAGCTCGGCGTCGTCGTACTGATCGAGTTCGTTGAGCTTGACCAGGGCCCGCGACAACCAAGGCTCACCCCGGATCTGGCCCGGACGCAGAACCCGGAACAGGTGGATGATTTCCGAAGCAATGATGCGCACCGTGTCCATGCCACCCTGGCCCGACATCGGAGCCAGACGCCCGTCCTCCGGGTGCGAGCGGTACAGGTGGTAAGCCACGCGCCGCCCCAGGCTGTCGAACTCGATGCCAGAGCGCACGACGTTGCCCGAAGGCAGATCGGTGTTGAGACTGATGGGCAGATGCTCGGGCTCCAGCAACTGGAGCTGCAAGGGCACCACCAAGCCATCTTCCGGGCGGCGAGGCCTCAACCGAATCAGGCACTCGCCACCTTCAAGCATCGCTCGGCAGGCGAGCGCCTGCAGGCCGTAGAAGTCGGTCTGCCCGGCGGCATCGGCTTCTTCCGTCCAGTCGCGCCACAGCGCTTGCACCTCGGCCTTGAACGGCTCGTTCGAGGACAAGCTCTGCGGCTTGATGCCTGTGCCCACCGCGTTGGCGACAAAGGCCTCGATTCCGGCCTGCGCCCACGCATTGCGGCGCACGAGGTCGCGGCTCTTGATGCGCAAGTCGGTGTTGGTCGCCAGCATCGCGGCGACCGCGCCCGGATTGCCCGGCATCCAGGCCAACGACCGGCGGCCACGGCCAGCCGCCTCGTGGATGGGTTGCTGGCCGAACAGGCTGCGAATCTTCGAATACCAGGCCATCAGAACCCCTTGGAGGTGGTGACCCGGATTTGGCGCGGCGGGCCCGGCCAAAGACCCGTGGCTGCTGCTTGCTCAGAAATGCAGCGCCTCACTTCGCGGATCGCGGCCTTGATTTCGTCGACCGAGCGGTACTCGACCGTCTTGTCGCCGAAACTGACTCGGTGTTCGCCCTTAGCGAGCGCAGTCTCCAATGCTTGGAGTTGGGCTTCTGTGTAGGCCATCAGCGGTACACCACGAGGTTGATTTCTGAGGAATCCGCAAAACTTGTCGCAGTGGTGGCGCAAGTCACGTCGACGTACTGGGTGGTCTTGGCGTCTGCGCTGGCGCGAATGACGGCCAGCCGTTGCGTGCCGGTGTCGACGCTGCTTCGGGCCAGGGCCACCCAGCAGTACTGCGTGTCAACCATCGCTACATCGAAACGAACGCGGTAACGTCCCGCTGCCGACCGCGTCACGCTGTTCACGTTGTGCGCGGCGCGCAACACGATCTGGTTACCCACGTAGCCAAAGCAGACCCATGCCCGAGCCACCCCTGGATGGCTGGCCTCGATCTTGGCCTTGACCTCCAGCCCGACCCGATCGGCCAACGCGGCGATGCGGCTGGCGAGGCTCATCAGACCAGAGCCCCTTCGAAGATGGTCACGAAGTCGGTGTCGGTGTTGCCCAGATCGACGGCGGCGGCTGCGCCAACGTTGGAGCGCGCCTGCAGTTGCTCTGCTTCGGTCAGGGTTTGGGCCGCGTCGTACCGCACACGGTTGTTGACCGCTGCCAGCAAGGCATCCAGGCCAGTGGTGCCGTTTTGCAGCAACTGCTGGATTTCGACCAAAGTGTCGTAAGCCGCATCGGCACCGCCCAAGATCTCGGTCTTGAGGGCATCGAGCAAGGAAACGATCTTGTTCGACGAGTAGGCGGTGGTGGCACTGACCTGTTCATCGTTGATCACGGCAGCAGACAGCACCGCAGTCTGCAATTCGTTGATGGCGGCCACCAGACTCGACTTGTCGGTCGTGTTCAGGTTGGCGAGGTTTCCCGCTTTGGCGCGGACATCGTTGAACTCTTGGGCGACCCGGATGACCAGGCTTTCGATGCGTGTGGCAAGACTCATGACATGCTCCTATGAAAAAACTCAAGACAACCAGCGGCTCTTGATGACACGCCGCCGGGGTGGGGTTGCAGAAACAGAAAGGCCACCGCTGGTTCTGTTTCCATTGGTGGCCTCGTCTGGGTCGAATGTTTGAATCGGGGGCGGCTCATCGGGTGTGCGTCCAGCCGCCGACCTCGCCGTCCTTGCCACGCATGGCCGTGGACGACCCGTCCGCGCGCAGGTGCGACTCCTGGCCCGCGTGCTTGCAGGGCACGATCTTGTTGGGTTACCCTAAATTGCCCACGTTTTTGGAAGGTAACCGCACGCCTTCGCTGTTGAGGTTCGCGGCCACGATCTCCATTGCCCTCTGCCAGCGCCGCCACGCTGTCGTGCGGTCGCAGGCAAATCGGATGGTGATGTCCCTCCAGCCGTAGCGCTTGGCCCGCATCCACACAAGGTGGCGCTGCTCGACCTCCAGCCACTGCACCCAGCGCATCGTCTCCAGCATCCGGTCGATGGCCTCGGGGCTTGGTGGGAAGGGCCGGTACACCTTCTCGTCGGCAGCAAAGGCTTCCCACTCCTTGCGCACGAAGGCAGGCCAGCAATTGAAGTAGCCCTGCACACGCACAGGGGGCAGGCGTCGTCCGGTGGTGGCAGCTTCCTCGAAGCGTGCTGCCACGTCGTCAGTTGTCCACTCAGCCATGACGTGTCCCTCCCAGCCCGTACAGGCGTTCACCAATGCGTCGCACGATCTCGCGCTCGATGAAGTCCAGGCGGTCGTCGGAGGCGTTGACCACCAGGATGTGTTGGTCACGCCAGCCACGTTCCTTGATGGCGTCCAGATCCGTGGCTTGCGGCTGCAGCCGAGCAAGGGGGCAGCGGTATTGGGGTGTCGGCACCTTCACGTCACACCTCCTGCGTCTCGATGGCCCAGTGCAGCAGGGCCAGCGCGTCGGCTTCGTTGTCATCGACTGGGGTGTGACCACGCTCGCGGACGGATGTGATCATTTCGTCCTTGCCCGCATTGCCTTTGCCGGTCGCGTGCTTCTTGATCGTGCCGACTGGAACACCCTGGTACGGAATGTTGTGATGCTCACACCACGCGGTCAGGTGCCCCATGAACCCGCCGTAGGCGTGCGCCGCATCAACGCCAGCGTGTCGCCGAACTTCCTCGAAGAACACCGCGTTGATGTGATTGCTGGCCGAGAGGAGTTCGTTGAGCCAGCGCTTGAATCGAAGGAAGCGCATTCCACCGCCTTCGAATCGCTGCGGCTTGAAGTGCTCCGTGCCACTGGTAATGGTGCCGTCCAGCTGCTGCAGGGCCCACCCGGTGTGTGTGCCCAGATCAAGGGCCAGGATTGTCGTGTTCATCGTCTTTACTCCGTGTTGGGTGGGCGAGTGACGGATGCGACGGGTTGTCGGCACAACGTCCCTTACGTGCGCGCACGTGTAGCGCGTCAATCAGGAAACCCGTCAAATCCGTCACTCGCCCGGATTGGTCAGTCATCGCGGTAGGGGTAGGCGTGGCTGTACGGCTTGGGCCTGAGGGCGATGCCCGCGATGGCGCGAGCCCCTCCGGTCAGCCGACACTTCTCGAACTTGCGAGTCGCCATCAGCTCCGAGAAGCGCTTGACCGAGCCCACGTACTCGCCCGCGCGCTCAGCCCATTCACGCCAATCGGCGAACAGTTCGGAGACGCCTTCGCGATGGGATTTGGCCAGCAGACAGCGTTCTTCGATCCACTGCCCGAGCGCATCCTCTGCCTCGAAATACTCCTCGGTCGCCGACACCACGCTGGCGGGCGGCTTCAAGCCCTGGCGTTGCCACAGGCTGCAGCCCGCGACTGCCCACGCCAAAATCCCATCGCGCTCCTTGAGCAACTTCTCGGTCAGCCTGCCGTCGCGGCGCTCGGGCGGGATCGTCACCGTGAACGGGATCAGGTGCAGTCGGCGCTTCATCGCCTCGTCGACGTTGCGGATCGACGGCTTGTGATTGCCCGCGATCACCAACTTGAACTGCGGCAGGTACTCGAAGAAGTCCTGGCGCATGAAGCGCGCGGACACCTTGTCGCCACCGGTGATGGCCTTGACCTTGGATTCGTTCCAGCGCCGCCCTTGCTCCGTTTCGATGGATGACACGAAGCGTGCGCCGCGCAGGCCTGCGAGATCGGTGGGGTGCCTGCAAGATCGCCTGCGACGCGCGGTCGGCGTAGTCCCACCCTGGCTCATCGCGGTCGGGCCAGATCAGCACCGTCTTGCCAGCCAGTGGCAACCAGTCGGTCTTGTCGACCGGGGCATTGGCACCGTGCATGGCGGTGGTGGCCACCACGCCGCTGGCGATCAAGGCCTGCGCGCACTTCTCGCCCTCGACCAGGACGACGTGGCTGGCCGCACCGATGCCCGGCTGGTTGAACAGCGGGCGCGGCTCAGGCGGGGCCATCTTGCGGCGCTTCGCGTCCCACGGTCGGAATTCCTTCTTGCCTCCCGGTGGGTCATAGCGGTAGACGACGGCGATCAGCTTGCCACCGGCATCGAAGTAGTCCCACTTCGCCGTGGCCGGGCCGAGGTCGTCGACCGGCGCTTCCTTCTTCGCCTTGCGCACTGGCACCGACCGCGACCGCCCGAGCAGATCGGCAGCTTCATCCAGCACGCGAGGGAAATCGGTGTGGACGTTCGCACCGAGATAGGCCGCGATCAGGGCGAAGATGTCGCCGCCATCGCCGGTGGCACGATCCGTCCACAGACCGGCCTTCTCACCTTCCAGCACCACCTCGAGGCTGTCACCTGGACTGCCCAGGATGTCGCCGATCAGGAACTTGCCACGGCGCTTCTTGCCAGCCGGAAACATCGTGGTCAGCACCGACTCCAGACGCGCAAGCAAGTCGGCGCGAATCTCGTCTCGTTCAGATTCCCTGTTGTGCTCCGCAGGTTGGGTGGTGTCGTTGAAGTCGATCATTCGGCTCCCTCGACAGGTGCGTCCGCATCTTGGGAATCACGGCCCTGAACGGCGGTGGTACGCGTGGCCCACGCAGAGAGTTCGGACAGCCGGTAGCGCACCAGACCACCCATCAGGTAGTGCGGAATCCGGTACTTGGTGCGCATCGCGTGGTCGGCGAACCAGTAGTACGGCAGGCGCAAAGCGGCGGCCGCCTGCTTGGCATCGATCATCGGCTCGATGCCGGTGGCCGGGGTGTTGTTGTCGGTCATGCTTGTGTTCTCCAGCAGCGGTCTTGCCACGCGCACATCCGGCACTCGAAGTGGGTCGGGTCATTGAAGGCGCGCGGCAGGAGATCTCCCGCTTCGGTCGCCGTGATGACCTTCACCGCCCGATCCGACATTCGCTGGGCCAGGGCTGCGTCAAAGGGCAGTCGATGGGGTAGCGCCGGGGATCGCCGATACCGTGTCGGTTGTCGGTGTGACCGAATCCCCGGGCGTGTCGTTTGCAGACCCAGCATTTCACGCACCCTCCTCAAAGTCTTCGGCAAGCAGCGCCAACTGCAGCGAGCCGCCCGCGAAGGCCGCTTCGCAACGGCGGTCGAAGTCGCGGTAGCAGGTCGAGCTGCGCGCAATGGCGGTGACCGCGTGAATCTGCGTTTCCAGACGGGAGAGGCCCTGATCGGACAGCCACTGGTGGTGCTTCTGCGAGATGCCCTTGCGAGCGCGGATCTCTTCGATCAGCGTTGCGGGCAGCACCGGCCCATAGACCCAGCGCTGTGTGATCTGGCCGACAACGTGGGGCGGGTTCTGGTCGTGGCCCTGGTACTTCCAGCCGAACAGCCGGTAGAGGGCGCGGTAGTAGTCCGGGTGGAAGCGGCGCTCCCACGAAGAGCACGACTGGCGCAGCAGCTTGGAGATCAGTTCCTGCAGCGCCTCAGGCGCGCGGTGGTACTGGTAGCCCGTCGCCTCGTCGATCAGCGCGACCTCGCCGGTGGTGGCCAGCGCGCGCATGATCTTCATGCAATTGGGCACGATGCCCTGGCGGGCCTTGTGCAGCGTGCCGTTGATGGCGGCGCTGACCACCGCCGACGCGACGTCGGCAATGATCCCGGCCGGGAAGAACTGCGCCTGCCGCCCCGACGGCAACAGAATCGGCTCACGAGTTTTCTCCAATGCCGACAATGAGTTAGGCACGAAGTCGGCCAGGAACCGGGCAAATCGGCCACCCTTGTGCGTCTCGTGAAAACCCAGCAGCTTGGCCAGTTGGCGACGAACGTAGCCACGCTCGCCGCCCTTGAGCACGACGGCCTCGCATTGCAGATCGCCGAAACGCACGACGCCGTAGTGGCTGGCAGTGAGGACGGTTGTATTCATGGCAGCCTCCTCACTGAGCCCAGGACGGCTTGCCCGTCACTGGCGCGCGTTGCGGGGTGGGAGCTGCGTAGGCAGGAGCCGCCTGGGCCGGAGCGCCGGAGCTGCCACCGCCCGGACTGCCCTTCGGCGGCACGCCCTTCAACTTGGCGTAGTCAGGGTGGTCGGGCTCGACTGCCAGCTTGACCACGTTGCGGTCTTGGCCCTTGGCGTCCTTCTCGATGTCGACGCGCGCCAGGAACTCCAGGCCATCCAGTTCGGCGAAGCCATTGATGCGGCGCGCGGCGGCGGCCTGCGGGCTGTTGTCCTGCGGATGGACGTTGCGGGCACTGTTGAGCGCGGCGCGGATGAAGCTGCGCCCCATCTGGCCCCAGGTCGGGCCTTTCTTGGAGAGCAGGCCGACGTTGCTCCACATCTTTCGCTTGGCATGGTCGCCAGCGGTGACCACAAACTCAGCGGCCAGATAGATGGAACCGGTCTCGAACGATTCGGTGGCGTAGCCGCCACCCCAGCCTTGCTCGGGGTCGTCATAGCCACCCGGCTTGATGGTCATGCGCACCGGCACGACGGTACCCTTGGGGATCAGATCGAAGCCGGATTGCTGAGAGTCGGCGTCGTTGAAGTCATTCCATGCGGTCATTGCGATTACTCCTGAGGTTCGATGTGTGTGGGGTTGGCGGCGCTGGCGGGCGTGGGGATTGCGCCTGCGCACTTGGCGATCAGCGCGCCGAGATGCGGCGGCTCTGCTCGGGCGGCAGCGCGGCCAGTTGGCTCACGGACATCTCGGCGATGTCGACGGGAAAGATGGTCAGATCGTTCATGGCCGTCCTCCTCACTGGTATGCCCGAGCGAAGGTCGAGTAGCGCGAGACGCGGCGCTCGAAGGCTTCGACTTCGGAGATCAGGTAGGTGACGCGCGCCCCGAGCTTGCAGAAGACGGGGCCGAGCTGTTCCTGCCGCCAACGGCGCAGGGTTTTGACGGAGAGCCCCCAGCGGGCGGCGAGCTCGTTTTCGTCGAGGGCGATGCGCGTGGCACCGTCCGGAAGGAGCCGGGAGAGTTTCCGGCCGGATTGAACAGAGGGGACTTGGTTTTGCATTTGGAGCACTCCTTTCGTTGAAGTGCTCCTACTTTCTTCCCGCAAGGCTTGCGATATTTCGCAGCCTTTACGCAGAAATCACGCGGAAATTACAAAGGCGTGTTCCTCAAGTCAATTCGGATTCCGCTGTCTCGTCGCCAGTGGCTTGCGCGGAGCCTAGATAGTCGGGGGCACCGATGCTCAGTTCCCAAACTCGGGGTTTGGCATTGCCATCTGCGCCACGGAAATACGTCTGCCATTCCGGTGCGCCTCGGAACAGTTCAGCCATCGTCCGAAATGAAACGCCCGACGCAGATTCGATCTGTGCCTTTGACCATTTGCGCCGCCCGGATTTCCAGCCATTGACGAACACCTCGACCACGTCGAGCCATTCCTTCTTGGTCAGCGTCCACGGATCTGGCCACGGCCCATGCAGCGTGCCACTGCGCGCGTCGTCCTTGATCAAACGCGGCGTGTCGATCACGGATGCTTCGGATTGCCGGCGGCGAATCTCTGCATCGACCGGCGCGAGATCAATCGACACCTTCCCGCTTACGTCCTTGGCGAGCGTATCCAGTGAGACAACGATGCCAGGCCCAAGGTAGCGGCGCGGCTGACCCGCCGTCGTCGACAACACGATGGTGAGGCCGAGATTCGACTGTCGCAGCTTCGTGTCGAGTTTGTCGGCGTGCTTGGCCTCCCACAGCCGAGACACCAGCGCGACCGGAATCCGCTGATCGCCCATCCGGTAGTTGCCGAGCACATAGGGCTCCTCTTCGTCCACGGTTAACGGCATGTCGACCAGCTGGGGACGGAGCAGCTCATCGAGACGTTCACGCAGGTAGCCCTTGCTGATGTCGTATCGGCAAAGGTCGCCTTCAGCTAGGTCGAAGCGTTCACCGGAGACGTCATCAACCGCCGAAGTGCTGGTGCTGTTGAAGATGACCTTCAGTCGGCGGAACCCCTGTTGGCCGTCGGCATCCTCAACGGGGACGGTGATGTAGTCGCCTGGAGCTTTCTGCTTGAGCAGACCCTTGCTCACCAGATCGGTGGCGGTCAGACCAAGCGCTGCCAGAAGGTGTCCATCCGCCTCATGGCCTGCAAGATCGAGCAGCTTCATCTCGGCGCGGAACAGAGCGAGGTCGGCACCGACCCTCGCCGGTTCGACTCGCTTCATCACACCCAGTGAAGTCAGGATGTCTTCACCGCATTGGCGCAGGCGTAGATCAGGCAGGTTCAGCAGATTGCACGAGCCCCGGTGATCGACGGTGATGTCCAGCGCGCGCGAATCCTGCTCGCCGTCGAACCGGATCGAGAACGAGAGCTTCACCTCGATCACGGAACGGCAGCTGGACAAGGGGTTGTGTGCGCCGAAATGCTTGTCGGACACGCTCCAGACGCTGTCGCTGTTCGCCATCGCAAAAGTGACGCTGTGCCGGGTATGCCCGAGGGTCACGGTAATCGACGAAATCCATGCGTCCAGGATCACCGCTCCCTTAGCGGTTGCGGTGCGGAGGTTGACCGAACTCTTGAACATGCCCAGCTCGTAGCTGATGGCCCCGACAGGCTGCTTCGAGAGCGGTTTGTCAAAGCCGACCGCGACGAAGCGATCCGCGAGACGTTGCGCCGTGCCGCGCCTTTCCGAGAGCACGTGCACCTTGTTCGCTGCCGGGTCGTAGACCAGAGTCGCTTCCAACGCCGGGATGTAGAGCAACAGGTCGCGCCGCCGATCCTTCATCTGGCGCAACGTGCGCATCTTTCCGGGGTGATAGACGACCAGATAGTGCATTCGTCGCTTGGCATCCGCATCGCCTTCGTCCATCTCGAAGTGAATCAGTTCGCAGTTCTGCTTGGCCTCGGCGTCCAGCTCGAGGATTTCGCCCACTCCTTCGTGCAGCTTCTTCTCGACTTCCGGCGTCCACTGGAAGTCGCGCCCGTCGCCGTCGCGCACCGTGAACCCCAGGAACTTCTTGTGCCCGTGGAAATGGTGAGTCAGGTAGATGGTCTCGATCTGGTCGAAAACGCGCGACGCCTTGACGTGCAACCAGATCAGCCGGGTCATCGCATCCGCCGACTTGTTGAAGGTGGCGATCTCCGCGTGCTGCTCGAACTCCAGTTCCCGATAGGCGTGCTCCAGCATCTCCTCGGTACGGAAACGGACGAGCTGAAGGAGTCGCACGGCCTCCTGATCGGCAATGGTGATGTCCTCGCGTTTGATCTTGAGGATGTGCTCGCGCAGCGCTGCGCGAGCCTGATCGTCAGGCAGAGACGCATCGATGCCGCCGAGCATGGCGAACTTGTCGACCTGCGCCAGCAGCTGGAGCGCAGTGACGGTTGCCGATTCGATGAGTTCGGCGATGTGCTTGTTGTTCTTGTGAGACTTCTGGGCCACTCGATGCTCCTTAAACATTGCTGAGTGGCTTTCCTCCCGTAAATGGACTCGCCCTCAGCGACAGACGTTTCTCACGGGATGATTCCCAACCTGATCTTGGTCTTGATGCTGGACAACCAGTCGTCGCGATATTGCAAGGCCAGCGCATCGAGATTGACTCGCCCAACGCCCGCCTTGCGAGCCAGATCCTCCAACGAGATCATGCAGTCGAGCCAGCCCAGCCCGTTCGATGCGACCAAGGCGGCCTTGTCGGCCGTTGTGACCACGATGACATGTGACGGCAGCAGCTTGTTGGCGAACAGCCACGCGAAAAGATGCTTCTCGCCATCGTCGAGCGTGCTGCTCGGAGGGTGGCTCAACACCAACGTGGCGAGCTCCTTGCGGCTGACCGGATGTTGTGCAGCAAGCCCTGCATTCAAAACAGCAGGCGGCACGGCAACGTGGCGGGGATCACCAGGATTGCCGGTCAGCGTTTCCTCAACGCACTTCTCGACCGTCTCGATGGAGAAGTGGTTGCTGACGGCTGTCCAGCAGCCCGTTCGGAATGATTCGAGGATGACGTTGGTGTCCGCGAAAACTCGGATTTTCGGCATACGACGCTCACCTCACAGCTCGAATGGTGCGGTGAGGTCGTACTGAGCGAACAGCTCGGTCAACCCGCCAAGTCCAAGGCCCATGGCCTTGGCGGCTTTGCGAGCCGACAGCCGTCCGTTTTCCAGGGCTTCGTGAAGCATCTTCACGAAGGTAGGAGAGAACCGTTTTGGTGGGCCTGACACCGATGGCCGCTGCTTCTCTTGCGAAAGACTGCGCCGGGTATCTTCACCGATGAGCTTGAGGTTAAACAGTCGCCATGCCAGCGTTACCGGTGCAACCCGGAGCAACGCCGCGACCTCGCACAGATGCGCAATATCGCCCTGACGGTCGCGTTCGATCAGCTTGTCGAGGGTGGCGCTCGGCATCAGCAGCGCGGCGGCGAAACTATTCGCCAACTGCTCGATGCGCTTGCCTTTGCTGCGCTCCTCGACAGAGTTCGACTCCCGGTGTTCCGGCCTCATCGCGTCCCAGGTTAGGGCATGGAAAAGCTCGTGCGCGAGATCGAAAAAACGCCGGGCTTCGTTCTCGTTGCGGTTGATCAGGATTACACCCATCTCTTCGAGATGGCAGGTGGCACCCGAGATGGACTGACCATCGGCAGTGTCAACCGTATCGACGAATAACACCGGGATGTCCAGCTCGCGCTCGATCTTGTCGATCAAGCCTTCGGCTGGAATAACACCGAGATCCAGCTCGGCAACCAAACTTTCCGCGCGCTCCTGTGCGTCTTCGAAAGACGACTGCGATGACAGCCGCAGGGCGCGCTTGAGCACGCTTGACCGGCTGTCCTGCTGCTCGCGCAGCCAGCGAAGCAGACCGATCCATTGACCGGCCTTCAGCTCGAATCCGTCGAGGCTGTCCTCGGGCACCTCCGGCGCGGCACGCCAGGAGAACTGCGCCTCGCCAGCAACGGCAAACGGGTCGATGAAGAACTCGAGATCGCGGTCCAGCAGGTCGGACAGCGTCAGCATCTCGTCCGGCTTGAGGGCGCGCTTGCCGTTTTCGATGTCAGAGACCGTCTGACGGTCGTTCAGACCCATCCCTTGAGTGAGCTGATCCTGCGTCCAGCCCTTGGCCTCGCGCGCCGCTTTGACGCGGTAGCCGATCAGCTTTTGCGAGATCTTTTCGAGCATGGCAGTCACCTCCTAAACCTGCATTCTAGTCTTGCGAGTATAGAAAGGCAAGAATTTCTTGCGAAGTACTGTTTGCATGTTCCGCCGATTGCCCTGCGTTGCCATCCGCTTCGGAACATCGCGCACATCATCTGAGACGGTTGCAATTCCTCGGAGCCGTCATGAAGAACCTCGAACTCGCATCTCCCTCGGAGATGTCCGCCAGCGCCCGCGCTGGTGAAATCACCGCCATCCTTGCGGCCGCCATCGTCCGCACCGTCGTCGCAGAAGCGCCAAAACAGAGAGAAGTTGGCCTTGGCTTCCTGCCCGACCAGCGCGTTCATACAACTCCATCGACGCGCAGAAGGAGGCTGGCCACGCCTACGTCGCCAGCCAACGCGCAGAAGGATGGATTCCGGTGGCCGACGACTACGACGATCCCGGTTTCTCCGGCGGCAACACGGATCGGCCCGGGCTGAAACGCCTGATGGCCGACATCGAGCGCGGCCAGATCGACATCGTGGTGGTCTACAAGATCGACCGCCTGACGCGCAGCCTCGCCGACTTCTCCAAGATGGTCGAGGTGTTCGAGCGCCAGGGCGTGTCGTTCGTGTCGGTCACGCAGCAGTTCAACACCACCACCTCGATGGGACGGCTGATGCTCAACGTGCTGCTGTCCTTCGCCCAGTTCGAGCGCGAGGTCACCGGCGAGCGCATCCGCGACAAGATTGCCGCTAGCAAGCGCAAAGGGATGTGGATGGGGGGCGTGCCGCCGCTCGGCTTCGACGTCGAGAACCGTCTGCTGGTCATCAACGACACCGAAGCGGCGGCGGTGCGCCGCATCTTCGAGGAGATGCTGACCATCGGCTCGCCCACCCAGATTGCCGCCAACCTGACGCTGGATGGCATCACCACCAAGGCGTGGACGACACAGGACGGCCAAACGCGGGCAGGCACGCGCATCGACAAGAAGTACCTGCACAAGCTGCTTCGCAATCGCATCTACCTTGGGGAGTTGTCGCACAAGGGCAGTTGGTACCCGGGCGTGCATCAAGCCATCATCGATCCCGGTCTGTGGGGGCGGGTTCACGAGGTGCTGGCCAAGGACGGTCACACCCGGTCGGTGGAAACCAAGATCAGGTCGCGCACCGACGCCTTGCTGCGCGGCTTGCTGTACGCACCCTCAGGCGAGCGGATGTACCCGACCTACTCGCGCAAGAACGGGCGCAAGTACCACTACTACGTGTCCAAGTCGGAAGCGCGGTTCGGCGCGCCTGGCAAGAGCTACGAGCGCCTGCCCGCGCCGGAGATCGAGGGGGCTGTGGTGGCCCAGATCCGAACGGTGCTGACCAGCCCGGAAACGGTGGCGTCGGTGGTGCGGCACATCCAACGCAACGGGGCTCAGATCGACGAGGCCACCACTGTGATGGCGATGGGACGGCTCAACAACGTGTGGGATCAACTGTTCCCGGTCGAACGCCACCGCATCGCCAATCTGATGATCGAGCGCATCGACCTCGTCCACGCGGGCGAGGTGCAGGGGATCAAGGTGAAGTGGCGTGAGGTGGGTTGGAACGCGCTCATCGCGGAGTTCGCCCCGGACAGCATCGGTGCCGAACTGCTGGAGGTTGAAGCCTGATGGACGAGTCGATGGAAACCTTTGTGCCCCTGACGTTCCAACGCCGGGGCGTTCAACGCGTGGCTGCCGACGAGCGCAGCGTCCACGACGTGACCCTGCTCGACGGTGTGGCACGCGCCTTCTACTGGCAGCACCTGCTGGACACCGGCGCAATGCAAAGCGGGTCGGCCATCGCCCGCGCCGAGAAACTGCACCACTCGGTGGTCAACGAACTGCTGCGCCTGACCCTGCTGGCCCCCGACATCATTGAGCAGTTCATGGCGGGCAAGCAGCCACGGCGGCTGACGCTGATGTGGTTTCAGCGAAACCGCCTGATGGTCGACTGGCACGCCCAGCGCCAGCTCATGGCCACCTTCGAGGAGGACGTATGAGCAAGAAGCATCGTGGCCACGCCAAGGGCGACCCAGTGACGTATCAGACGCCGCTGCCTGCTGGCGGCGTGCAGATGGAAACCTTCCTGCCCTGGACGCTGGTGCGCCGGGGTTTGAAGAAGCAGGTCATCACGCCGCTGGACGCACCGCAGGAGTTCCTGGACGAGGCCCGCCGCGAACGACTGGTTCGTGAGATGGCGCAGGACACCCCCTTGATGCGGGCGCTCGGCCTCGCGCACCACTGGCAGCGCCTGCTGGACGAAGGACGGTTCAGTTCGATGACCGAGATCGCGGCGGCCGAGGGCATCGACCTCGGCCAAGCGAGCAAGATGAGCCGACTGGCACAACTGGCCCCCGACCTGATCGACGCCATTGCTTTGGGACGCCTCGAGGTGGGTGTCAGCCAGTTGCTGCGCGGCAAGTTGTCGGCGTCCTGGCTGGCGCAACGTGAGGCGCTGGTGGCAGGCTCGCGCTGACATCCGTGCCGACCGACCCGCCGCCGCAAGGCGGTTTTTTTGTGTCTTTCGCTGTCTCGGTCGCGCCCGCTAGAGCAAGCGAAGAAGCAAACCGATGACCCGCAAACCCGCGCCAACACACGACTTCGGGCCTTGAATGCTCAAGAGGGCAGCAGAGAACAGAGAGAGAAAAACGGCGGAAAGTGCGCCGGGAACGGCAACTTCGGGAGTTGCGTGCTCAAGAGGACAAGGCCGGAAACCGCGCAAACACAGGGGGAACGGGCAAAAAAAATCCCAACCGGATAAGGGTTGGGATTTCACATTATGGTGGCGGACGGTTGACTGCCTCAGCCGCAAATTTCTGAGCCAAATAGCAATGGAGAGTAACGCTGCGGGCCATTGCGTGTTTGGATCAAATCTACGTGATCGAAGATGCAATTCGGTACCCCATCGCCCGGTAGCCCCGCTGCCGTTTATCCCACATTTTCAGCAGCGCCGGGTGACCGGTATCCACGAAATCAACAATGCGTACATCGGTCTTGGTGGCGTGCTCACGGTGCAGTCGGCCAGCGTACTGTTGCAGCGTG